CGAGTTCGTCAGCATGCTCGCGCAGGCGCAGCGCGCCATCGGCACCAACGCCGTGGACCGCTTCGTCGGCAACCTCGGCGCCATCGCGCAGATGAAGCCCGACATCCTCGACAAGTTCGACCAGGACCAGTGGGCCGACATCTACGCCGACATGCTCGGCGTGGACCCGTCGCTCATCGTGGCCGACAAGGACGTGGCCCTCCTGCGCGACGCCCGCAACCAGGCGCTCGCCGCCAAGGAGCAGGCCGCCGTCATGCAGCAGCAGTCGCAGACGGTCAAGAACATGGCGCAGGCGCCCACGCAGGGACAGAACGCGCTCACCGACGTGGTGAACATGTTCAGCGGCTACAACTCGCCCTCGGCGATTGAGGTCTAAATGGCGATGGTCAGCATGAAGATGGAGTCGGACGAGAACGGCGAGATGTACCCCGAGGAGCTGTGCATTGAGCTTGAGGCCGAGCAGCTCGCCAAGCTCGGGATCAACGCCCCCATGCGGGTCGGAACCGAGGTCACGATCACCGCACGCGCCTACGTCAAGGAGGCGAGCACGACGATGGTCGAGGGCGGCGTCGAGCCGAGCATCGAACTCCAGATCACCGACATGTCCGTCGCCGCCGGTAACAGCATGGGCAGCGCAGCCACCATGCTGTACGGCGGATGAGAGTACCCGTAAGCATTAGACACAGGGATACATTCCGCCCGTGAGCACATACGACCCCCTCGACCTGCGGGGACAGGAGCGCGACAAGGCCGAACGCGAGCTGCGTGAGCGACTTGAACGGCAGGCCGAGGAGGCGGATGTTCGGTGGCTCATGTCCAGCAAGCGCGGCCGCCGCATCGTGTGGCGGCAACTGGACCAGGCGGGCGTGTTCCGAAGTTCCTTCAACACCAACGCGATGTCAATGGCATTCGCGGAGGGTGGACGGAACCAAGGGCTGCGGTTGCTCGCGATGGTCCACGCGCTCTGCCCGGAGCAGTACCCAGCAATGATGAAGGAACAATCCACCAATGACGGAACCAACGATGATGGAAGCAGCCGCAACGACCACTGAAGGCGCTTCCCCATCCTCGGTCCCCGATACGGTTGCGGCGACGGCCGACAAGCTGTACGGGGACACCAAGGCGACCGCGACCCAGGGCCAGCAAGCCGCCGATGCGGCCGCTGCTGGTAAGGAACCTGCGCCGGCCGACGCCGCCAAGACCGAGGCACCCGCCGAGGCCAAGGCAGCGCCGGAAACCTACGAGTTCAAGGCACCGGAGGGTCGAGCGTTCGACCCCGAGGTCATCGCCGAGTACTCGAAGGTGGCAAAGGAACTGAACCTGTCGCAGGAAGCCGCGCAGCGCGTCCTCGACACTGTTGGCCCCAAGCTGGCGGAACGTCAAGCGGCGCAGATCGAGGCGGTTCGCAACGGCTGGGCCGACAGTTCGAAGGCCGACAAGGAGTTCGGCGGCGAGAAGTTGTCGGAGAACCTCGGCGTCGCGAAGCGTGCGCTCGATCAGTTCGGCACCTCCGAACTGCGCGCACTGTTGAACGAATCGGGCCTCGGAAACCATCCCGAGGTGATCCGGTTCATGTACCGCGCCGGCAAGGCCATCAGCGAGGACAAGGTCATTACGGGTGCGGCCGCCACGGCCAAGTCCGGTCCGAAGTCGTTCGCCGATCTCGCCGACGCCCTCTACAGCACCTAACCCCCACAAGGAACCCACACCATGGCAGTTCTCTCTAGCAGCAACCTGACGCTCGCCGACTGGGCGAAGCGCACCGATCCCGAGGGCCGCGTCCCGGTCATCGCGGAACTCCTGTCGCAGTCCAACGAGATCCTCGAGGATTGCGTGTTCAAGGAGGGCAACCTCCCCACCGGCGAGCGCGTCGTGATCCGCACGGGCCTCCCCGCCGTGTACTGGCGCGCCCTCAACCAGGGCATCCCGAACAGCAAGTCCACGACCGCGCAGGTCGATGAGGCGTGCGGCATCCTTGAGGCCCGCAGCGAGGTCGATAAGGATCTCGCCATGCTGAACGGCAACACCGCGCAGTTCCGCCTGTCCGAGGACGTGGCCTTCCTCGAGGCCATGAACCAGACGCAGGCGACCACGATGTTCTACGGCAACCCCGCCATCGAGCCGAAGTCGTTCCTCGGCCTCGCTGCGCGGTACTCGGCTGCCCCCGGCAGCTCGGGCATCGGCCAGAACATCCTCGAGGGCGGCGGCACCAGCACCGACAACACGAGCGTCTACCTCGTGGTGTGGGGCGACAACACCGTCTACTGCCCCTTCCCGAAGGGCAGCAGCGCGGGCCTCATGCACGAGGATCTTGGCGAGCAGACCGTCTATACGCCGTCCTCGGCCGGCGCATCCACTGCGTCCTCGAGCGACCGCATGCAGGCGCTCGTGACGCGCTACCAGTGGAAGAACGGCCTGGTCGTGAAGGATTGGCGCTACGTGGTCCGCATCGCCAACATCGACGTGTCCGACATGTCGGCAGCGAGCGGAACGCAGGCGTCGAACGCGGCTACGCAGCTCATCAAGCTGATGACCCGCGCTCTCTACCGCATCCCGAACATGGGCATGGGTCGCGCCGCGTTCTACATGAACCGCACCGTCCACGGCGGCCTCGCCATCCAGGCGATGGACCGCAGCCAGAACGTCCTGTCCGTGCAGCAGGGTCTGTCGCAGTTTGGCACGCCGTACAGCTGGCTGTCGTTCCTCGGAGTCCCCTGCCGTCGCGTGGACGCCCTCATCAACGCCGAAGCTCGCCTCACCTGATAGGTGAAGGAAGAAAGGAAACCACACAATGATTCTCGACCAGAACCTCCGTCTCGGCAACACCGGGGCAATTACGTCGGCCGCCACCTACATCACCGGGACCAGCGGTACCCCGGATGTCGTTGACCTCCAGAGCGGCACCGCCTACTCGGCCACGGCCAGCGGCACGCTCTACACCGTCGCGCAGGGCACCCAGAACCGCGACATCGGCGAGGGCCGCGACCTCACCGTGATGTTCACCGTCACGACCGCCCTCGCGGGCGGCACGAACGGCACGTTCCAGGTGGTCGCCTCCTCGTCCTCCACGCTTGCCTCGGGCAACATCGTGGTCGGCGAGGTCGGACCCATCACCACGGCGAACCTCGCCGCCGGCCGCCAGGTCGCCGTCAAGATCAGCCCGCAGCAGATCGCTGCGACTGGCCTGCGGTACCTCGGCGCGCAGGTCGTGACCACCGGCACCCACAGCGCCGGCGTCATCAGCGCGGACATCGTCATGGACATCCAAGACGGCCGCACGGCGTATGCCTCCGGCTTCACGGTGGCCTGATAGGAGCACCCAATGGCGAAGGTCAAGGCAAAGGTTCTCTGCTTCGTGGACAACGGCCTCCGGCAGCCTGGAGACGTGTTCAACTACGAAGGTCCGTACAACAAGCACCTCGAGTATCTCGAGGCTGCCACGCAGCCGGAGCACACCGCCGATTCGTCGGTGGCACCTGCGCCCAAGCTGCGCGGACGGAAGCCCAAGGCCGAGGCCAGCGCCACGGAGTGATCCGATGTTGAGTCTGTGAACAAGGAGGGGCGTCGGCGGGAAACCACGGCGCCCCTCCCGTCCTACGGGAGGTCGCATGCCCTCGGTCGTGGAAATCTGCAATCTCGCCCTCGCGCACCTCGGGGACGATGCGACCGTCGCCAGCATCGATCCGCCGGAGGGGTCCGCGCAGGCCGAACACTGCGCCCGGTTCTACCCAATCGCACGGGACACGCTGCTCCAGATGCATGCATGGGGCTTCGCATCGCGGCGCGTCAGCCTCGCGCAGGTAACGATGCCGTACACGATGTGGAAGTACGCCTACGCATGCCCAGGCGACATGATGACCGCCGTGGCCGTGCTGCCGCCCGACGCGGAAAACGACTACTCCGTCCGCGCCTACCCGGCCGACCGCTACGGCTGGGGGTGGACGAACCCGCCCATCACCGCGGCAGGCGTCTACGTCCCGCAGGAGTTCGTCATTGAGACGGACACGCTCGGGAACAAGGTCATCTACACGAACCAGGAGAACGCGCTCCTGCGCTATCAGGCGCTTGTGAGCGACTCCACCAAGTTCGACCCGCTGTTCACGATGGCCCTGTCGTGGCAGCTCGCGTCGTTCCTCGCCGGCCCGGTCGTGAAGGGCGAGGAGGGCGCTCGGCAGGCGCAGCGGTGCCTCCAGATGGCGTCGATCTACCTCGCGCAGGCCAAGGCGTCCGACGCCAGCCAGCGCGACGTGAAGCCCGGTCACATCACTTCCTGGATCTCTGGACGCTGACATGGCACTGACCCGCACCTACACACGGTCCTTCGCGGGCGGCGAGGTTTCGCCCGAGATGTGGGGGCGGATCGATGACGTGAAGTTCCAGACTGGCGCGGCGAAGTTGCTCAACTTCATCGCGCTGCCGCAGGGGCCGGCAGAGAACCGACCCGGCACGGCGTTCGTGCGCGAGGTCAAGGACAGCACGAAGCGGACTCGCCTGCTTCCGTTCACGTTCAGCACCAC